CTTGCGCTCAACTCTGAAGACGATGCTGTTCCCGCGTGGATACAGCTGACGCCTGAAGGGCCGGATGTTGCCGGGCGTGACGGCCGTAAATGGATTTTGCCAAACCCCGAAACTGTCGTTGCGGCATTTCGCGACAATGGCGCAGACCTGCCCGTCGATTTTGAACATGCGACCCAGGTCAAAGGCTCAAAAGGCGAAGAGGCCCCCGCAATCGGCTGGATCAAGGATTTGGAAGTGCGCAACGGTGCAATCTGGGCGCGGGTCGAATGGAATGAAACCGGTCAGAACGCAATCGCATCCAAAGGATACCGCTATGTAAGCCCCGTCTTTAGATTTGCCAAAGCCACAGGTGACATTTTGAAAATGATCTCTGCCGGCCTGACCAACCAACCCAATTTGAAACTTGCCGCCCTGAACCATGAGGGCGCACCAGAGGAGACAGCCATGAACCCTGCAATCTTAAAGGCGCTTGGCCTTAAGCCGGACGCATCGGAAACCGATGTGCTTGTTGCAATCAACACCATGCAATCGGATCATACGATCGCATTGAACAGCGCCCAAATTCCCGACCCGGGCAAATTCGTGCCAAAGGCCGACCACGATCTGGCCCTGAACCGTATTTCCGAATTCGAGAAAGCGGAAAAAGAGACTGAAGAGGTCGCAATCAACGCGGCTGTCGATGCAGCGATTGAAAATGGCAAAGTTGCACCTGCATCTCGCGATTATCACATTGCGGCTTGCAAGCAGGATGGCGGGTTGGAGCGTTTCGAGACGATGGTCGGGGCTTCCCCTGAAATCGCTGGCAAGTCCGATCTGGATAAAAAAGACCCCGCCAAAAACAAAACCCAGCTTAGCGATGAAGAAGTCGCCGTTTGCAAGCAGTTGGGCATGACTGAAGAAGAATTCGCAACCGCGAAAAACGAGGAGTAACCCCAATGGCTATTATTACAAACGCACTTTTGGCTGCCTTGCAGGTTGGCTTTAAGAAAACATTTCAAACCGCTTACGATGCACAGGTCGCGAAAACATTCTACATGGATGTTTGTACGGTAGTTCCAAGCTCCACATCGTCCGAAACATATGGCTGGTTAAAGGATTTTCCAGACATGCGTGAATGGATTGGTGATCGTGTTGTCAAAGACATGGCTACAGAAGGTTATTCCATCGTTAATAAGGATTATGAGGGGACGGTCGGCGTTCTTGCAACCAAAATCAAAGATGATCAGCTGGGTATTTATACCCCCATGATGCAACATATGGGGCAAAGTGCAGCGAACCATCCCGATAAATTGACGGCAGCCCTCATCAAGGCTGGGGAAAGCAGCCTATGTTTTGATGGGCAGAATTTTTTCGACACGGATCATCCAGTTTTCGCAAATGTAGACGGTACGGGTGCTGCCACTACGGTCTCAAATGTACAGGCTGGGGTTAATGCTCCTTGGTATCTATTGGACACAACACGACCGCTAAAGCCATTTATTTTTCAGGATCGCGAAACGCCCAGTTTTGTTTCAAAAACAAACCCCGAAACATCAGACAGTGTCTTCATGACCAACAAGTATATGTATGGCGTTTCTGCGCGACGTAATGTTGGATATGGCTTCTGGCAGTGTGCTTACCAGTCAAAGGATGTTCTGAATTCTGATAACTTGGATTTAGCCATCCAAGCTATGATGGAATTTAAAGCAGATGGCGGTCGCCCACTTGGCATCACGCCCAATCTACTAGTCGTTCCACCGTCATTACGATCGGCCGCCAATAAAACCGTCAAGGTAATGTTGGGCGATGGTGGTGCATCCAATCCTAACTATGAGGCTGTTGACGTAAAAGTCGTGCCTTGGTTGGCCGCCTGATCAGATTAGTGCGGGGTAGAGCAGCGGTCAGCTCGTCGGTCTCATAATCCGAAGGTCGCAGGTTCAAATCCTGCCCCCGCAACCATAACTTTAAACGAGGTTTAAAACGATGTTTATCCATATCAAATCCACCCGAAAAGACGGCTTTTGGCGGTGCGGGGTGTTTCACAGCCATGAAGGCAAATCCCATGCGCAAGATGCCTTTACCGAAAAGCAGTGGGAAATCTTGCAAGCAGAACCGATGTTGAAACTGTCTGAAGGCAAGGCCCCGGCTGAAACCGAGACGCCCGAGATTGATGCCGATCTGTTAATTCGGGTGGGTGATGCAATCAAAACACTGATCGCCGGGGATTTCGGCAAAGACGGAAAGCCGAAGGTCGGCGCATTGCGTGACCTTTTGCCTGAAGACAAGGCCGCGATCACCACGGATGTGCGCGATGTTGTTTGGGACACGTTGGTTGGCGACGGGTTTGTCGCACCAAGCGATAGCCCGCCTGCATAATACTACGAGGGCGATGAAGCTGCCGTTTTCTGGGGCGGCGACAGTCTAGCCCGATGGAAAAGTCCCAGACCCTTTTTGAAAGAGAACCATGGCCTACGCCACACAAGCCGACATCGTTACAATATATTCCGAAGACGCGCTTCATGTCGCGGATCGGGATGGCGACGGCGTGGCTGATGCAGCCGCGGTCACACGGGCTTTGGCATCCGCATCGGATGAAATCGACAGTTATCTAGGTGTGCGGTTTACGGTTCCTTTTTCCGAGCCTTCGAATGTACTGATGCAGCATTGCGTCGATATTGCTGTTTACCGGCTGGCTCAAACCCGTGACGTTCTGACCGAAGAACTGCGCAAGCGGTATGAAGACGTGATCAAGCACCTGGTGCGGATCGCAGACGGTAAAGCCACATTGCCCACGCCCGCCGCGGATGGCGACGTGAATGCGGACCCGCAGTTCGTGGCGGCACAGCCGATTGTGCAAACCGGTCCCGAAAAACTGTTCACCCGCCCCAAAACGCAGGGGTTCTAATCTATGTCAGGTGCAACAATATCCCTAACCCCGATTGGACTGGACCGGGCTATCGCCAAAATGCAGGCTTTGACTGCATTCGAAGTGGCGGAATTGGTCGATGATGCCAGCGGCATTCTGGAAAGTTCAACCAAGCGGCGCATAGGTGAAGAAAAAACCGCGCCTGACGGCACACCGTGGCCCGAATGGTCAGATGAGTATGCGGCCACACGCGGTGCCCATCATTCTTTGCTGGTGAACGAAAATAATCTTTTGGAAAGCGTGCAAAGTTTTTCAACAGGCAATGAAGCTATCATCGGTTCAAACCTTGTCTATGCCGCCCGCCGTCATTTCGGTGGCGAAGAACTGGGCTTCGCCGATCCGGCACGCGCGTTTCTTGGGATGTCGGGTCGAGACGCAGACGACATAAACGAACTGGTCACCGGACGGCTTGAGGATTTGATGCAATGACAGTCGATCCGAACCTGCTTTCCAACCTGCCACAATTGATCTGTGATCAGATCAAGGTCATTTTGCCGGACCTGAAAGAATGCAAACCCAAGGCCGGGAGGTTCGATCTTGAAGAGCTGAAAAAGTCGGGCATCAAAGCACCGGCTGTTCGGGTTTCGAACCTCGGCGCGAAGCAAGGCCGGAACTTTTCCGGTGGGGCCCATGAATTTATGCTTTCAATGGCTGCATTTGTTGTGACCAAAAACGGCATGGGCTTGGATCGCGATATTCTCGCTGCAAATATCTGCCAGGTGTTACTGCCTTTGGTTGCAGAAAACGACTGGGGCAATGTTCAACACGGCAATGCGCGCGATGTTGCAATGCAAAGCTTGGTGACAGTGAAGTCCCGAAATATCGGCGCATCGCTTTGGGCGGTCACCTGGACACAACCGATTACATTTTACGCACCGGACATAACCGAGCCGATCGCGCTTGAACTTTATGTAGGGCAATCCCCTGACATCGGTGCGGAAAATATCGGCGACTATGAGCAAATCGGAGGGCAAGGCCAATGAGCTTTGAAACCTCTGAAGCGGATCGCCGCATTGCCAATATCATTTCTGTCGGCCGCGTCGTTGCAATCGATCCGGGCAGTTCTTCGGCCAAGGTACAAATCGGTGATCTGACCACGCCTTTAATTCAGGTGAACGCCTTGCGCGCAGGTGTCATTCAATTCTGGTGGATGCCCAGTGTTGGCGAACAGGTTCTTGTTGCCGCCCCTTCGGGTGATATGGCGCAAGCCGTGATCGTGGCGTCTATTTTTGCCAGCAATGCACCAAGTACTGATCCGAACGTTCCGATGATCAATCTGAATGGTGGCAAGATGATCATCGACGGCAATCTGGAAATTACTGAAGATTTAAAAGTCAGCGGGAACGTTCTTGTCGAAGGAACTACGACATCGACAGGCAATTTTGAAACCTCGGCCGATGTAACGGCAAGCGGTGTCAGCCTTGTTCATCATACGCACCCCGGCATTTTGCAGGGTGGATCAAGCACGGGAGAACCAAACCATGAATAATTTACAAACCTATACTGTGAAAACGGACGGATGGGTGGCGGGCAAATACCGAAAAGCCGGTGATCCGGTATCACTGACCGCACGCCAAGCCCAGTATGAAAATGTCACGCTGGAAACGGACGACGGGCCAGAGGTGAAGCTGACGGGTTCATTGGATGATCCGCTTGTTAAAAAAACGGGTTTGGCCGCCAAGGAAAAAGTTGAAGCAGTAAAGCGGAGTAAATCCAAAAAATGATCGGCATCGACAGGCATACGGGTCGGGCGATCAGCGGGGATGCACATTTGATGCAATCCATTGCCGATATTCTGAGCACTCCCAAAGGCACGCGTGTGATGCGCCGTGACTATGGGTCTGATTTGCCTGATCTTATTGACCAGCCGATCAATGCCTTCACTTTGATTGATGTCTATCAGGCCACGGCTGAAGCCCTGAACCTATGGGAACCACGCATTGTTGTTGAACGGGTTCAGGTTTTGCGTTCATCCGCAGGATTTGCCGAGATTGAACTGACATATAAAGACGCCGAAAGCCAAACCGGCAGTACCGCAAATATCGAGGTGACCGTATGAGCAGGTTCACCGCGATCGATCTGTCGAAATTACCGCACCCGGAGGTTATCAAAATCGTCGGTTTTGACGTGTTGCTTGAAGAAATGAAAGCACATGCGATCGATGCCGTGCCGGAGCTGGCAACATTCCTTGCACTTGAAAGCGAACCTTCGACAAAGATTTTGCAGGATATTGCTTATCACCGGGCATTGGATCGTGCGGAATTCAACGACGGTGCCAAAGCGGTAATGCCGGCCCTTGCAACCGGTGCGAACCTTGACGGGCTTGCGGCCTATTGGGGTGTCGAACGTCTCGTGGTGCAAGAGGCCGATGATACGGTTTCGCCCGCCTTGCCGGAAATCCTTGAAGGTGACGAAGAGCTTAGAACACGGATGCAGCTTTCATTGGAAGGCCATACGACCGCCGGATCGAAGGCATCATATGTTTTCTGGGGGCTTTCGGCGTCATCACAGGTAAAAGATGTCGATGCTTTTAGCACAACCCCGGGTGAGACGATTGTCACGATCCTTGCCCATGACAATACGGGTGTGGCTGACCAAGCCCTGCTTGATGACATAGCGGGTGTCATTGAAAACGTACGTCCGCTTTGCGCGAATGTGACCGTTCAATCGGCAGAGATCATCCCGCTGACAATAGAGGCCGTGATTACGATTTACGAAGGCCCCGGTGCGGCAGCGGTTTTAGCGGCGGCAAAAGACGCTTTGGTGCAATATCTCGATACCCATCACCGGCTTGGCCACGATATAACGATTTCGGGCATTCACGCGGCTTTGCATGTCGATGGTGCCGTACACGGTGTTAACCTGATCAACCCTGCCGCGGATTTGATTATCACAAGCACCCAAGCCGCCTACTGCGATATTGAAACGAATATGTCGGTAACCGTGGGGGGTATCGATGTTTGATCAATCCATCCTGCCGCCGACAAGCACACCGATAGAACTGGCTTTTGAAGCGGGCATTGCCAAAACACGCCCCGATTTGTCGGCAATCCCTGCCTTGATGAACCCGAATACCTGCCCCGAGCATTTATTGATCTGGTTGGCTTGGGCATTTTCGGTTGATGAGTGGGATGATGATTGGCCTGAAGAAAACAAGCGTGAAGTTATTCGCCAGTCCGTCAATATCCAGCGCATGAAAGGCACTTTAACGGCGGTTAAAGAAGCACTGCGTGCGGCCGGATATGGCACCGCTTCAATCACAGAGGGGCCGCAACGGTTTTATGCGAACGGCACCCTGTTTGCAGACGGTGCCGAATTTGCAGGTCTGGAAGATCATTGGGCCGAGTACCGCGTTGTTTTGGAAAACCCGATTGCCGTGGATGAAGCCCCGCATGTGCGCCGCTTGCTGGAACGCACGGCCCCTGTGCATTGCCACCTGAAAGAACTCACTTTTGAACTGAACGCATATCGCGCCAACGGCGTGATTTATGCAGACGGAACCTATACCGCAGGAGTAGTAATATAATGCCCGATAACATCCCGGAACTTCCCGCAGATTTTGCAAACTGGACTGCAAACGTCCCTGCAATCAAAACCAGCGACCGCTTGCTTGGCGACACGCCGGAAGACGCCGGCATATCCGGGCCACTTAATCTTGGTCGTGAAGCATTGGCATTGCGCACGTCTTGGCTGAAGGTGCAAGTGGACGCGCTGCTTGTTCTTTTGAACGGCGGGCTGGACGGTTACACCACGGACGCAGAGCTTGCGGCCGCAATCGCCGATTTTGCCACAAACGCCGCCCTCACAGCTGCGACCGCCAACTTGGTCACGACCGCCGATCTTGCAACGGCCATAGCCGATCTGGTTGCAGCGGCACCCGGTACGCTGGACACGTTGGACGAGCTGGCCACAGCCCTTGGTGACGATCCTGATTTTGCAGCCACAATGACGGCACTGATCGGGACGAAGTTTAATTCTGCCGGTGGCACTATTGCCGGAGCATTAGATGTTAGTGTAGAAGCACATCCTGCGATCACACATACCCGAGGAGTCCATTCATTTGACTTCGGTGTTTTTAGTGATGGTTCAGCCGTTCCTTTCCGTATTGATGGATTATTAGTTGCTAAAATGTATCCATCAGGAACATCTGCACCTACCTCCGTTGCATTGATGACTCGTGAAAAATGTGATGATCGTTATCCACAGTTAAGTGGATTTGATTTATATGACCCAAATGGAACAGGTTTATATAAATATGGTCGAGATAGTGGTCAGAATTTCCATATGCATGGTGACGCTGCTGGCAACCAGATTACGTCCAATAGTCTTTTTGCCAATCCGAAAGATTTCAGCATTTTTGCACACATAGACGGGGTTGGTTTCAGATACCAGTTTCATTCCGATCAGGCACTCATGGAAATTGACGGTGTACCTGTTGTTACGCAGACTTCTGGTGATGCGCGTTATAGTAAATCCGGCACGCTCATTGTCCGTGATGAGAAAGCAAACGGAACCAATGCACAAGGATTGACAGCAGGTGTTTATGTCACTCGTGAATTTAATACTGTTGAGAAGAATACTTTAACAGGTGCCAGCCTTACAGGAAATCAAATCACGTTACCAGCAGGTGATCGTGAATGGGATATCTCTGTGCCAGCCTTCCAAGTTAACATTCATCGTGCCGTCTTGTATGACGTGACTAATGGCGTGGTTCTCGATGAAGGAAC